GCCGGCACTATCAGAATAATCATCTCTGTAAGTTTCAGCAAATGTGTTTTGAATTACTTGATCTACCATTCTTTTTGTACCTGTTTATTATAATTGTATGATGACTTTAAGGTCTTCAGTTTGGGCTGCAGATCTCTCAATAGCTGCTCTATTGTCAATGTAAAAGATTTGCCCTGTGAATTTATTTATATCAGCTGCAAGTGCTTGAGTTCCTGATCCAATAGTTCCTGATCCAGATCCATTAGTCTCTGTTACACCTTCTCCAGATTGGAAAGGAGTAAACCCTGTATCGTCATCTTGATGATAGTATATTTTATCTGAGTCAAATGTATTTACATAAGCTTGCGCGCCTGAAGTAGAACCTAAAATAGTTTTATCTGCTGTGAATACTACACCCACTGCTGATAACTGCATATATGTAAGTGCAGATCCTGTTTCATTTGTATAATTATTATCTGCTGAATCAAGAGGGTTTCTTATAATACCAACTTGTCTAAAGTTCTGCCCAATAATAAAATCTTCGTTCTCTGCACCTGATGGCTTTGAGTTAAACATCATTGCAGTCGATTTTAAATCAAGAATTGCAGATGCACCGAATCCAGAATCATCGGCTAGATTAATAGCTGCGGATGCACCTGTACCCCCACCTCCAGTAAACTTTACTTCGGCATAATCGTAGTTCTGACCTGGTCGATATAGGTTACTTGCTGCAGAATCTTTCATTTCAACTTTAACTACTTCACCGCTTGCAATTGTAGCAATTGCTTCTGCACTATCACCGTTACCAACAATCGATACAGTTGGTGCTGATGTATAACCGCTTCCTTTTAAGATAACGTCAATATTTGCAATTTGGCCTTTTACTGCAGCAGCCTGTATTGCAAACTGTTCTATGTCAACTGCTGGATCTGCTGGACCAGCCGAGTCGACGTGTCTTACTGGCATATAGTTACCAGATAAGAATTTATTTGATTGCGTAGCACCGATTGTATAAAGAAATTTCCATACGTATCCATCTGCCAATCTTGATGCAGTAGTTAAAACGCTAGTTGGTTTTATAGTAGAAGAAACTGCAAGACCATTAGCATCTTTACCTTGTTCTAAACAAATATAAACTTGCTGATCGTCTGTTTTTACATAGTAAGGTTGTGTTGGATATCCAGACTGAGTATTAGTAAAATCAGAATAAATTGTACCAGTTGTCCAGTTGACTCTGGGTACAACGTAAGAAGTGTCTTCAGCTTTTTTTACAGACTGTAGCGCTAGTCTAAAGTTTCTTTCATTAGTCAAAGTATTTGCAATAGTTGGAACAGTATCAGCCGAATCCCACTCATCAGCTTTACCAATACCAATATAGTAGTGTTGAGCTGAATCTGCTATATCTTCCAAGATCGTTTGAACAAATCTTCTTTTAAAATCGTCTGTAATAATTGCCATGTTCTTATCCTATTATGCTACTGTTACTTCGCCTTGGTTACCGATTAAATACCAGTTTGTTCCGTCCCAAACTATCTGGCATCCGTCATACTGTGCTAATGCAAAGTTAGCACCCTGTGCAAAATTAGCTGGCGTAACAGTTGCCGCACCCGCTCCTTTATTTGTAATTATTTTATACTCACCTACTACAGTACCATCTGCTATTGAAACTGTAAGTGCTGACCCTTTGTTGCAGATTATATATGTTGCTGCAGTCGATGCAGCGCCGTTGGCTGTTATTGTACTTGAAGTGTAAGCTGCCTTTGCAATCTCAACAGAGCCTGTGCCTTTACCCGCCAACTTCATCGTTACGTCTGTATCACCACCAGAAGCTGTAACTGTTGGTTTACCGCTTGTTGCAGCATTTGCTAGAGTAATTTCGTTAATTGCAGAACCTGTTGCTGTGACCTTAATTAATTCAGCACCATTTGTATCATTCAGCGACGTACCAACTTTAGCTGTGGTTATAACAGGACTTGTAAGAGTCTTGTTTGTAAGTGTAGCTGTATGAGCATTAAAGACTAATGTATCACTGTCAGCAATAGCTGGAAGGTTAATATTTCTATCAGGATCAGCTGAGTCAACCGAGCCAATATAGTTTAGCAGATAGTGACCTGTTCCAGATGTCCCAGCAAGTGATAGTTTACCTTCAATTGTAGTAACTTTTAAAGTCTTACGATGTAAGTCTTGCACTGCAGTTGTAGTAATAATTTCACCTGAGGAATCAGGTAAATTAATTGTATTATCTTTTGTAGGATTAGTAACACTTAACGTGGTTTCAAAGTCATCTGGAGTAGAACCTTCAAATACAATAGCAGTATTGTTCAGAGTAATACCAGTAGATACAGTGTCACTATCTGGACCTAGCTTCTGATAAATCTCTACAAAATTCTCATTAATTTTCTGACCAGCACTGCGAAGCGTATCTCCGGTACCGTCATTGGCGGTTGTGCCTGTGCTGATGTTTTGTCTTGTCATGACTAATCCCTATTAGTTGAATGTATTTATATAAGAAACTTAGGCAGAATCTTGATATTGGAAGTTATTATTATCTGAGTCCCACATATCAAAGTTAACGGCATCCATTGTTTCTAATTCAGTGCTGAATCTTGACGCAGTTACTATACCATCTGAATCCATATCAAATCTTGGTCCATTCATATCTCTATATTCTTGGAACGAATTATAGTTTGCATCGAATACAGCACCGGTAATTGATGCTACCGAAGCCAAGTTTCTGTATGGATTAACTCTTTCTGCGTATAGATCTGAATCTAAATCATCTATGCGTATTACAGAAAGTGGTTCAAATATACCAAAGTTAACATTTGCTACGGTTTCAAAGATTCTATTACCTGCAGCAGAGTCTTCTATTGATAGTGGCATTGTAGCAAGGTTATCTCTAAGATCAATAATCCCCTCAAGAACTAGATCAGCAGCTACATACCAACCGGCTGGGTGTACAAACTTTTTATAGAGTGCCTCCCAAGTAGCAATACCGACACCTGATTTAATAAGAATAGAATGAATTTGAAATCTTTTATCGTCTTGTATAAATCTAAGCGAATCCGGACCAATTCTTGACTCATTAATAATAAACATATTATTCTTAGGATATTCTACATCAACTTCTTCGTTGAAGAATGCCCTAAAAAATGTTTTAGCTGAATTAAGTGAACCCTTTTCTCTGTACAACGTTGCAAAGAGTTTGCCGACTAATCTGGGATTAATATTAAAATCTGCCGTCTTTGTACCAAGACCAGTCTCTTCGAATATTGAATCTATTCTAACAAGCTCTGCACTGTTTAAATCTCTTGCCTGATAAAGTGCAGTAATAAAGTAACTAAACCCACTGCCATCACGATCCATTTCGTCATAGTACGATTCTAAAAATGCTACTAAACTTGGATACTCTGTGGCAAAATGCTCAGGTAGCACTTCTTTGACTTTACTACTAATAAAGTTAGCTGGTACTCTATCAATATGATCTAATAAAATAGACATTATAGATTAACCTTGATTCTTTCATAATCTATATTTGCTGCAGAGAATGATGCGACTGTATCTAGACTTAGTATAAAGTTTCTAAGAGGTCTAATGGTACTTTGATTGGCAGGTGTTGCTGATATTTTAATTTCTGTAGCCGATCCAACAATACCATCTGGTGCAAAGCCTACAAGGTTGACCGTGCCACCTGTACTGTTATACGTTCCTACGTTTGTTACAACAGTTAGATCAGTAGAAACAGACACTACTTCTAAAACATTACTATTTAATTTATTTCTAATACGACAATCTTGATTAAACAGTCTAAACAAATTACTAGTAACAATACGATCTACTGATGATGGTGCAGCTATTCCTACAGGAAATTTAACATTATAAGGATTAGACTGAGATAATGTGGGCGTAAATCTTCTTTGTATTTTTACATCCATTTTACAGTTTAGGATTGCTTCAGACAAATCATCAATGTCTGCTATGATACTTGATCTTCTAAATACCTTGTTAAATGTTCCTAGATTTGTAGTAAAGAAATTCTTTATTAAAGTGTTTACTTGGCCTTCTATAGCAGCAGGAGTAGTGGTAGAAAGTGACGGGTTAAAATTAAACGTTGTAAATGCTTCTATAAAGCAAGTCTGTGCATCAGAAAACTTTGTATCAATTGACATAATTGATCGATTGGCCGAAAGATCATTTACAATATCGCTTTCAACTTGTGCTCTGGTTGCTGCATCTGTACCTGTTTTGTAATTTAAAGAAACGTATGCACAACCATAACTTGGCGGATCATTATCTTCTCCACCCCATGCTGTAGATCCATTAAGATAACTTCCGTAATTAGCATTAATAAGTGCTATATAATCTTCTGCTGTTACCAGTCTATTTTGTGCTGCAAATTGTATTGGTGCATTCTGTTTAATTGAATCAATAGATTCTTTTACTGCACCACCAGATGATCTTGATACTGCAGTTGCATTAACTGCCACGTTAGTCGAGCCCATAGTTATATTTGATTGTGCTGTGAATGATGCAGCTCCGTTACCGGCTTCATCTAATGTAGAAAGATATGTTACTACTATAAATTGTCCAACTGTTGGTTTTTGCCCAATAACTGCTCCATCGCCGAAGTACATTTCGTAAAAACCGTTTGGCGCTTCTCTTAGTCCGTAGAAACGAGAATCATCATTAACTTGTACTGCTTTTGAATATGGCAGAAAAGAATTAAATACTGTCGATGTTCTTGTTTCAAAGACATTTACAACTGCAGTTGATGTATCCATATTAGCATCTGGTATAATATAAATCGGATTATCATTTGAACTTACTATAAAAGATTTTGTTTTAAGAGTACCTTCGAAGATAGGAATATCCGCAGACCCAAGGCTTGTTTTAAAATTATATACTCCATTACCATCATCGCTAGCAAGATACTGTTCAGTAGTATAAAATGTGTAAGTAACATCATCAATTGTAGTATTAAATCTTGAATTAATAGGAAGTGTTGCTGTTGTAGGTCTTCCACTGGCAGTATTATTGACAGAAATATTTACTGTTGCAGAAGCTGAAGTTTTAGATCTTGGCGTATAGCCAAGACTTTCAGCAATACTAAGTACACTTCCGCGTAATTGTGCTGTATTAAGAAAAGCTTCATTTAAAGCAAAGTTGGCAGTCAGACCATTATAATGTGTATTATAGGCAAGAACATCAAGGATTGAGTCAAGAGCCGACGCAGAAAAATCATAGTCTGCAAAAGCGTCTGTCGCCAAGAAATGTGTTTTCAGTGATTCTTTAACTCTAGCAAAGTCAAGTTGTGTTGATTCTATACTAGTTGCCATATTATCTTAGCCTTCTTATTGTTGTCTCTAATGTTACCACCTCAGATGTGTTAATTATTTGAAATTCTACTTTGACCCTAGCGGTGTTTCTATCTGGTTGTACATTCGGATTAATTGAAAGTAGTTTCGCACGTGGTTCAAAATTTTGTATTGCAATCTTAATATAATCTGTTAATATGGCATTTGTTTGATCGTCAGCAAGTTCAAAGATTAAACTATTAAGACCACCACCAAAGAACGGGTTAAACGGTTTCTCTCCAAGAGTAGTTAATAACAGATTCTTTACAGCTTGTTTAACTGCAGCCGCATCTGTTTTTTTATACACATCACCAGACGGCTTTTTAGTAAATGTAAGATCCAGGTCAGAGTATAACTTATTCCTAGAAGTCACTAGACTCCTAGTCTGTAAATCACCGTCTTCAGCTGCAAAGTATTTTCTGGCCATTTTCTATCCTAGGGTTTACTATATTTATAACATTTTACCAAGGCTTTCTAAAGCCTTTTTATTTTTTACGAAATCTATAATTATTGACTTGTTGTTCAGTAGCATTTTCCCAACTATCTAAACCGTCGGGTAGTGGTACGTTACGGTCCGCAAATTTAATTCGATTATCCTGGATGTCTAAATAATAACGTTCTTGGCCAAACGCCTTAAGGTTTTTTGTCTTCCACTCCGCTGCCTTGGCATTCAAGCCTTCAGTAGAATCTGATTGTTTAAATGCTTTCTGTTTTGCTTGAGCAGCTTCTTGTGTGTCTTCAAGCGCAAACTTATTTTTGCCAGTCTTGTCATCTTTACCTTCTGATGTAGCAATAAATTTCTGTTCGCCGTCGTAGACTACACTCTTACCATTCGCACTCGCATCTCCGCCCACTGTATCTTTAAGGTGTTGTTCCATTTCTTCTTTAGTATCAAATTCATTGGTAAGATCTTCTGGCTGACCTGAGATTTGGGTATCAGGGGTTTCGTCTTTCTTATCTCCATCGATTTGACCAGCGTCTTTGCCAGTTTGTTCTTCGTCTTCACCCTCTTCAGGTTGATTGTCTGTTTCTTCTTCTGCTGGGTCTTGAATAGGATTCACGGTATCACCAAGCTTCATAAACTCTTTTCCCTGTGAAACGTTATTGAATAGTGTTTCTGTTTCCATTTTAAAGAATGCAGCATAATCCTCTTCAATATTTGGCATAATAACAATGATCTGAACGTTCATATCTTCGTTACGTCCTATTGGATCTAATTCATCATAGTCTAAAATAATTTTGTCATACTTTGTTTGTTTCGATAGCCATATA